GTTAATAGTAAAGGAATCGTCCTCTTATTTTAAAACCATTATATCCCTTATCGAATAAGGGAGTAATTTTGCACAAAGAAAGATGGTGCATTGACATACCAAGTGAGATTAAAATCCTCACCTGTGGCAACGTATTGGAAAATTTCCAAGTCGCCATCAGCTTGTCGATTACCATCGTAAATATCGAGGTGGTGTGTCTGATCAGGATACTGTTCCGCAGTAACAATATTTGAAGCATCTTCGAACTTCTTATCACTGTAATAGGGAAGTTCTACCTCAATCGCGGGATGTTGACGGGAAGTGAAAGCACATCCATTATGTCCTGTTTCTTGCACCTCTGAATGTGCGGCATGCTTATTAGCCGTTTCAGAATCCAGGATAGATTCTTGAGTGCCAAAAGTCGGTAAATGCCCAGTTCGAGCACGAGATACTATCATGGCTGTCGGTGTGGTATTGCTGTAATACCCAAGCATGTATTTATAGCGGATTCCTCCTCTTCGCGCGGCATACGCAGGAGTAATCCAATTGAGCAATGTTCTACCAGCTATATTATAATTCACTGCATTCAGCCCGCTTGAACGAGCTTGCTGATACATACCATTTGTTTCGGCACGTCCATTATACATAGGAAAATTAGGTAAATTCAGTCGATATCTGACCGATCTACCGCTAGTGGTATCATCATGATTTCTTGCGAAAACATTACTCAAGTTGTAGCGTTTAAACATATCACGGAAAGAATCAAAAGTTTCACCGTGATATACCAAAGCCAAAGCATCAGGCTTACTGGGTTCTCCAATAGGTTCTAGCATTTCTGAACCATCGTGACCGGGTTTAGATGCCTGAGCAGCTTTAGTATTATTTAATATGCCACTTTGTGACACGGCATTATCGATAATACCGCTTTGTGACCAAGCTCCGTTCGCTTCAGTCGTGGTATGTGCAAAACTACCACCAAATGCTGTCAATTTAATCATAGAATCGTCTGGAACGGCTACTTCATAATCTTCAGCCCCACTAATGAAAGTGAGGATGCGAACACTATTTGTCAAATCTTCATCTGGACCAGTAAGTTCATTAAGGACATAAATACGCAATTGTCCATTTGAATTTTCAGATTGGTCAATAGGAACTTGTGAAGACTGACTGATACCTAAGTCCGTTGGTACGGAAGGTACGTTTGCCCATGACTTCTGTTGAAACCAGTGGATTGGCAAGGTAAAGTCTTTGGTTTCCTCTAAATCAATGACACGAGAAAAAGTAGTATTTGTATCAGGAATTGTAGTACCGACAAATCCTCTAGGGTCATAAACTAGCAAGAGCCTACCCCTGTGGAGATCACTACAATTAATTTGAAAACGATAATTAATACCACCACGCCAATATTTAAACGGAAATGTAGCATGAGCTAAGGGGGTCTGTACCCATTCAATTCCATATTCGGCTGTCCCATCATTACGTTGTTGACAATGACATGGGTTCACGTTGATAGTTCCAAGTAAAGAATTCTCATTTGTGGTAGCACTCCAAGTAAAGTATGTTAATAAACTCGACTTGGAGGTAATTGCTTTGATTGACATTTCATCATCTAAACGTGCTCCAGTCACATTATGATCTACTGTCAATTCTTGTTTAGGATCGTATGTTAACTTTTCTACAGCCTCATCTATAGAACTAGTAGCTAACATACCATGCATCTGATGTTTATAACGTTCAATCGGAGATACATTCATTGGACGTGAGAAACCCCACAACCCGGCTAATGATCCTATTCCCGCAGCCGCCATGCTAGTAGCAGTTGCGTAAGGTCCAATTTCTGGTACAGTGCTCAGCTTTCCAGCCCATCTAGCAATGGCTTTAGCTGGCCTAGAAATAATACCTTTCCCATATTCGTCTTTTTCCAATTGTCCAGACTGTGAGAAAACACCACGAGTAGTGGGTCCTGCTAATTCAACGTCCGACATCCACGCCATAACAGTGATGTTAATCTGGCGTTGATCTCCAGCACCAATGGCTCTATCGAGCGGTGCCAAAGAGAGCATACTAATCTCCCCCATGTCTAAAATATCAGTAGGATCAATAAGATCGAGATAATTCTTATTATAGAAGAAAGGTAGTATCAATTCACCACCCTGACTATTAGTAGGATTAATAATCAGATGTTGTCTCTGGCTCAAAAGGATAGCGCGTTGGAAATAGTCACTGGTCAAATCGCTATTTCCTTGTACAAAATCAAAACCTGCACCTCTTGGTTTGTACCCACAAATAATATTGCCAAAATAAAAAGGACCGCCGTTAATTAAAAATTTGACGTGCATAGTTCCTCTTATTAATGAATAATTTTGGAGTTTGTTCATGACAACTGAATTGGACAGAAAATCATGCCATGGATTAAAAGATACATCCATATAAAACCCATTGGTGAGGTTGTGTG